ACGCGCAAACTCTTATTGATTCTGCTGTTGGGGTCGTTGGCTGTTTTTGCTGACGTCAATTTCTTTTTCATACCTTCCATCCTGGCACAGAAAGATTTCTTCCTTGATCCGCCCTCTGGTTGGGGAGCTTTTAAATTCATCCCCTCCTTCTTTGCGGATGCCCGACCCTTGGCGTTTAAGCCACCGTTCGAATTCTTCCCTTCTTTGCGTTGCCATGCTGGAGTGCTCATGATTATGCATTCGCAATTAGTTTACCGGCAATCACAACGCCAGCTGCAACCGTACTTGTACTTGTGGCCAACTGCCATTGAATGTCAGTCTTTTCAGTATAAGTAAAAGGCACAGTCGATCTGTTGATTGTGTAAATGGCCACAAACGGTTGCTGTAAAACCGTTAACGCCACGCCGGTTACATTGTTAATTGCTTGTACTTTGTAGGTAAGGATTGTGCTGCTTGTGTAACTGTTTGATGAGTTAACTTCAGCAATATCCAAATAGAAAGTATTGTTGGCAGGAACCGTGTAAATGGTACTTTGTGACTTACCAATACCTGGGTTAATTTGAGCAAGTGTGTTTGTAGACTGCTTAATGGTAATAGTTCCAACATTGGAAGTTTGACCAGAAGCAACGCCAACCATTTGCAATCCGTTAATTCTGAAGTAAGACTTTGAAGTCGTTACGCCAGTTGTACCATTCAGTACAACCACTTCAGATACTGGGTTGAAGTTGGAATCCAAACCATTTACAAACACCGCCGCAGGAGAAACATCTGATGTAGATGAACTGACCACTGTCAAAGTGGATGCGCTTGTTGGGTATGATGCATTTTCCCAAACGGGAATTGCTGTCGTACCAACTGCTGCTTGGTAACCAAAAATACTGACAATAGAGTGACCACCAATTTGACCGCGTGCAACTTGCAGGTCAAAGGGCTCTGTTCTTGATTCGCGAGTGATGGAAGTCCATTGGTTATTTGTACCAGGAATTCCACTTGAGCTTTGTGCTGCCATGAATAATCTCCTTAATTAAAGACGGGGGCCGAAGCCCCCAGAAGATCAGTCAAAGTTACCGTAGGGGTAAGTTGTAGCGTTGCCGATGTTGGGATCAGCTTGTGTGTAACGGATGGTAATGTTGAATTGACCAGCGTTAACAGAAGTCAAACTTGCAACAGTCATCTTCAAAGTCACAACGATTTGAGAGAACCATGTTGGCTGTTGACCGGGCTGAATGTTCTGAACATCTTGCAATGTGCCGTTAGCATTGTCCAACTGAGCTGCTGTGTAAGTAGCGTTTGTACGGCCTGCGGCTGTGATAGCGGCAGAAGTAGCATACACGCCAGCAGACGTTGCAAAGTTGTTGGAAATGTAAGGCTGTGTAGATGTAACGGCATTTGTTCCGTCGGTAGGTGTTGTACCTTGGTCGATGATCACATCAATCAAATTAGAGTTAGCGGGAATCAAGAACACAGCACCGCGATAGTTGGTACCTGTTGCATCAGCTGTAGGAGCTGAAGCTACTGTAGGACCGCTATTGCTGAACACGCCAGACTGGGGTGTCCAAATGGTTCCGATGTTATTGGGGATGCCATTAGATGAAACAAACTGACCAGATGCGCCACCGTAGTTAAGCGTGCCGGGAGTTGTAACTGAAAAATCCAAAAATGCGCTTTGGGTCAAGAGAACTGTTCCAACATCACGTTGGGGTCCAAAACGGTTGTCGCCCGATAGGATTGGGCCTTCGAAGGTGCTGCGTGCCATGATAAATTCCTTATGCAAAAGTCTCTTGTTAATCGTTGCATCGTCTGCTGGGCCAGTGGCAACAAGAGAAAAAGTCCCAGACAGCCCTCAATATACACTATTCCTGTTGAGTGTCAAGAAGTTTGTTCGATTTTTTGAGGTTCTCATCTTGAGTAATTACGCGTAGATTCCAGGGCACATGAAGGCCGCAAACTTCAGGAGAAATCAATGGGATGATGTGGTCAACAACATATCGCTCGCCTGTTATTTTGGTTATCTTTTGAGCTTGTAAATACATCTCACGCATCGCCAACTTTTGCTCAGCTGTAATCCACTTTGGGGTGGCGTTTTTATGGCGCCGTTTACGAACGCTCGTTAGTGCTTTATATAACTCTGGATTCTGCGCTTTATATTTTTCTCTATGTAAACGACGTTGCTCCGCGGGACGCGCAGCTGCTCTAGCAATAACTTGTTCTCTGTTGCGCTCATAATAATCACGCTTGGCTTTTTGTCCGGCTTCAGATTGGTTGTACTGTTTAAAGTATTCTGCCCGCGTCTCATTGCCTTTGGTCCACTCAACTTTTAAACACTCAACACATGCGCCTTTTGTTTTTCGCAAAGCTATGTGTCCGTGTTTGCAAGGTTGTCCAGTGAAATAGTACTTACTGCCGGTTTTCTTTGCTTCTTCTCTTGTGTTTGGATATTCCATATGTACTCCTTGATTACGACACGGGTAATTATAGCACAAGAAAAAGGGCTCCTTTTGAGAGCCCTCCAAACAAGCATTTATGCCTAATTTGATTAGTAAGAAGCGTATGCGCCGAGTGGATCGGAATAGCCAAAGCTATAACGCTCACGGGCTTTGTAACGCACGTTGCCGGTGTCGAAGTCCCCGTCCATTGAATTCTGGAGAGGTGTACGCTCAAAGTGCTTGAGGCCGTTAGGCACGTCAGTGATCAAGAACCATGCATTGGGCGCTGTCAAGAAGTGGTTGACAGTGTAGCCTTCAGGAATAGAACCGTTGTTCTTCAATGCGTTAATGTCGTTGTTGTTTGTACCAACGCGCAACTCAGTCTCTAAGAGGCGAGTAGCAACGAACATCAATGCTGGAGGAACGATCAATTTCTTGGGACGTGCAGCGATCAAAAGGCCACGCTCGTCTGTCCATGCTGCGATTTGAATAACGGCATTCTCAAGAGAAGTCTCATTCAAGTCAGCAGGAGTTGTGGGCGTATTGGCATTAGTGCCACCAGAAACTAAGGGGTGAGCTGTAGAGAACAAAGACACGCCATCACCGCCAACGACGGTGGGGTTAAAGCCATTGTTCAATACGGCAGCTGCCTTAACTTGCTTGGTATAAGCCATAGCGCGGGCCAAGCCTTTGGTGTAGCGAGCAGACAAGCTGTCGTACAAGTTATCCTCAATCGCCTCTTCAGTGATTGAGAATCCAAGAGCAATGGTCTCGTGGTTATAACGAGCTGTGAAGGCTTCTTGTGCGTTGTCATAAGACAATGCAGTACCCTCAGCCTTGACTGGAGCAGCAGAGAAACCAGACAATTTGGTCTCTTCTTCAAAGCTACGCTCAGATTTCTCTGTTTCGTAGATTTCTTTGTGCTCTTCGCCGTAACGTGCATACTCCAAACCGAACAAAGCGTTCAAGCCTGGGAGCAGCTCTTTCAATAGTTGTGCGCGTGAAATAGCCATTTATGTGCTCCTTAATTAAACGCCAGTGCCATTAGTCATACCCTGGAAACCTTGGTTCCATACGACTAATGCTTCGGGATAACCTACAAAAGCCACTGAAGAACCAGAGGCCAACGTTACTGCGCTGTTAACAGTCACAGTAGTTCCAGACACTGTAACCACATAAATGTAGTTACCTTGTGCAGAGCCTGTGCCGCTTGGAGCAATCAGTTGCATACCAGGTTGAATAGCTGTATTAGCAGCAGTCAATGTCACAGTTGTGCTTGAACCAGAAGTAGAAGCAGTAGCTGAAACGGTAACGGCTGTGTCTTGTACAACGCCAACAACGCGGAAAGGCAATCCTGATGTAACGCGAGTGTTACCAGAAGTACCAGAGCTAACAACACCACCAGAGATGGCCATTGCGGAGTCACCAGTAATGGTGCTACCTGTACCGCCAGTGATAGCGTATACATTGGTGCCAATGAATGTTGGGTTGATGTAGCCGATTGTAGAAGCAGTGTTAGACAAGGAAGTACCTTGAGCAACAACAGCAGCTTTGAACACGGTTCTTGGATCATCAATCACATATCCAACTGCGTAGTTAGATGATGTGCTTGCTGGCCAGTATTGACCGCGAACGATTTGGCTTGAAGAGTTTGTGTACTCTGCGCCAACGAAGATACCTAAAGTACCTGCAACTGCTGTACCGGGTGAGGATGCAGCAGACATGGTAGTGGTAACAATAGTACCACCAGACAACTGAACAATGTCGCCATTGAACAAGTTGGTAGAGTAGCCAGTAGCGATGGGATACATGCGAGTAGAACCAGCATAGGGTAAACCACCAAACTCACTGACCGCTTTAAACCCGTAAGGGGCTGAGACGATTGGGTAAGCCATTTAAGTTTCCTTTGAAATAAGAACTATCAAAATCCAGAACGGCTAGTCGTGGAGGTTCTCTCCGAAAACTTGCGCATTCTTGGATCATTGTCTTTCATGAAACTATTGTCCACTGACTCCATCTGATCTGCTGCTTGCTTGGCGTAATAACGATTATATGCTTCCATATTTTCCACGCTGTTTTTGCAAAGAATCAATCCTTGAATCTCAACGTTTCCTTCGTTATTTCCTTCAATCATCAACTCAGGATGGTCCGATGCCTTTACTGGTTCCCAGCCATCGCGTCTCATGCGAGACAAACGAGTGGTGTCGGGCTTGCCTAATAAGTGCGTCATTATGTAACGATACACATATCCAGGCTCCGGTATAGGATCCGGCAGGGTGCTCGCAGGTTTATAGTCCTTACGAACTTCCTTGTCACGGGTTTCTAGATCACGAGTTTTTTTAACATCAACCATTTTGTGCCTCCAATTTCTGTTGTTCAAGGTAATATTTCTTGGGATCAAGATTAAACTTTTTCACTAACGCAGCTTGCGTCGGAGTAAGTTGAACCTTTTTCACGCCAGTCGATCTTGACGCAGGAGCAACAACCGTTGAAGGACGCTTTGCGGCAGGTGCCGATTTTTGTTCTGGTTCACCAAATACTTCTGGGAACTTCGAACGGACGCGTGAATCTATCTGTTCATAGTATTCATCGGAACGCGGGTCTGTACCCGAATTGACTAGTTTTTGATGCAGCCCTAATGCGTAGCTGGTAACTTCTTCAAACCCATTCGATCCGAACCACTGGTTTCTTGCCTGCCAGCGCAGGGATTTTTCGTCCGGTTGTACAGTTTGAGTCTGTCTAGGTTGACTTTGTACAGGAGTTTTGTCTTCCTGTAAAGGGGTAGCTCGATAATTTTTTAGGTTCTCGATCTTCCATTTGGCCTCTGCCAGAGCTTCTTGAGCCGCAATAATGGCATCAGTGTCATAAGCCTCTTGAGCTTCTTTGTACTGTTTTCTTGCCAATACCAAATCAGCTTCAGCCTTCTCTCTTGCAGAAGAAACAATAATCTCGCGGCCTGTATTAACGTTCTTTTTGAGATTGTTATTCTCTTCAAGAAGTTGTTGGGTCAGTCTTTCAAGCTCTTGCTTCTCTCGCAAAGCTGCTTCAGCCTTACGTCTCTCGTCATGTCTGGCGTGAGTTAATTCTTTAATGCGAGCTTGAACATTCTGTGAATAGTTTGCAATCTCGTCATCTGTTGGGTCGGCAACTTCCTTGTTTAAGGGTTGTTTGCCTCTATCCCTTTCGGGAGTGTCATCTACGATTTCAATCTCAATTTCATCTTCAGCTGTTGGAGCTGGAGTTTCATTTTCAATTTCATCGGGAAATTTGAATTGGTCGTTCATGATAATTCTCCGGCACCGAAAAAACGCTCGGTGTGTACGTTTGACTTTTGTCTATTCCAAAGAGCTGGAACAACTTGCAAATTATTGGGCTGGCTATCGCCACCTTTTGACACGGGGATTATGTGATCCACATGCCATTTTCCACCAACAATTAGCTCTCTAAGCTTGGCCAAATTGACGGCTTCTTGCAACACCCAAAAATCATCTGGGGTTAAGTTTTTTTCTAATGATCTGCGATAAGATCGCATAGCAGTAAAATAAACTTTGTTGTTTTCTGCCCATTTACGTCTGGCTGCTTTTCTAGCTTCAGACAAAGGTTTCATACTTCTACGCTCCTCTGTCTTGGCTCTTCCGCCAGACGCAACGTATGCAGCTTCATGGCGACGCTTTGCAGCTTTGCCTTTCTCGCTTGCTTCGTACTTGCGCCTAGCTTCTTTTTGTCGTTCGTTACGCACGACTAATCCCTCTTGGATCCTGGACTACTGCATCGACTTGATCTTCGTTGATTAAACGAAACTCTTT